CGAGGTCGGCAGTATTGGCGTTTACCTGCCATGGCTCGATCAATCAGCGCGCTACGCAGCGAACGGGGTGCGCGTGGAGCTAATCAAAAACAAGGAAGGCGACTTGAAAGGCACGGGATTCCCCGGCACGTCACTCAGTGACGAGCAACGCGAGGATTTGCAAGCCGGCGTCCAGCAAGTGTTCGATGCGTTCGCAGGATTCGTGCGCGCAGGGAGGCCCGGTCCGATTGCTGACGACACCTTTCGTGGACAATCTTTTTTCGCGTCCGAAGCGAAAAGCAGAAAGCTAATAGACGGCGTTGCCGACATGGACTCAGCGATGAGAACGCTGCGCAGATACAAGCGAGAAGTTTGACAAGATAACTATTTCAAAATTTGATGAAAACAGACCTAGAGAAACTTCAAGACGCAGAGGCAAAGAACGCGGAACTCGTTGGCAACCTCGCTGACGCTCACGCAAAACAACTCACCCAGCAGGCGCGCATCTCGGAGCTTGAGGCCAAGCACGGCGAGCTTAACACCAAGATTACCGAAGACGCCACCAAGTCCGCCGAGTTGCAAGCTAAGCTCGTAATCGCGGAATCGAAGGCGACTGAGTTGCAAACCAAAGTGACGCTCGCTGAGTCAGCTAAGGCAACTGCGGAAAAAGACGCCATTGACGCGAAAACAGAAGCGGCGCGTGTGATTGAGGCGGCGGCGCGGCGCGGAGTTACCGTCGCGAAAACTACTCCAGCCACAAGCGACTCCGGTGACATCGTCGCGCAGTTTGAGGCGATTCAAGACCCGAGCGAGAAGCAGGCTTTCTTCAAAAAGCACAAACAACAGATCAGCAACGCAGCGATGAAGACGCGCCGCGAAGCCTAACACTTCGACAAACTTTCACATTCACTAAACTATGGCCGCTTACACTAACCTCGACGACGAAATCTTCAGCCGGAACGCGCTTGAAGGGTTTGTTTCAACGCTCGCACCTCTTCGCGCATGGTCCAGGAACTTTTCGCCGGATCGCGCGCAGGCAGGCAACGACGTTCTTGTGCCACTAATCGGCTCACTTACCGCGACCACATTCAGCGCGTATAACATTTGCGACGGCACAAAGACCGTCGTCACTGTCTCGATTAACAAGCACAAGCACATCGCGGTTGGACAGAACGATCTTTCCGCTGCCGGTAGCTCAATGTCCAACCTTGAGGACTTCAGCTTCCAGCAGGGCGCGGCGCTTGGTTTGCTTGTGTTTCAGGACATCTTCAGCCTTGTCACCACCGGTAATTATTCGTTGGCGACGGCGGTTTCCGTTGTGGACTTTGGAGTTGCGCAGATTCGCGCCGGGCGTTTGATGCTCAGTCAGGCTAAGGTCCCGACGATGGGCCGCGCTCTAATTCTCGACGCTGCGCCGTTCGACAACCTGCTTGGCATCTCCAACTTTATTCAGGTTAACCTCAGCGGATCCGATGCAGCATTGCGCGACGGACAGATCGGGAAGGTTCTTGGTCTTACGGTTTACGAAACCAACGCGCTGCCGGGAACAAACAGCGTAATGGGACTCATCGGTCACCCCAACGCGATTGCAGTTGCTGCGCGCTATCTAGCGCCACAGATGGGCAACACGTATGAGGCTGCCTACCCGGTGACTGATCCCGATACCGGCCTCACTATTGGTGTCCGAAAGCACTACGACAATAACACGGGCACGCGATACCTAAACCTTGAGTGCAACTACGGCTACTCAAAGGGCATCACGAACGGGGCACGCGTGATAATGCGCAAGGACTAGCCTGACGCATGGCTAATGTCGCGACGGGCGGATTTACTTGTCCTGGAAACTTTCAAGTATTCGGCAACACTGATTGCAACGGAGACTTGAATGTTGATGGCGTTGTTCAAGGTTTTTCAAAAATCCAACTCGCGGCAGTCGACGGCGCAATCACAATTGAGGCGGCAACGGTTGTGTTCACAAAGGCAGGCATCGCGGCAATGACATTGGCGGCACCGTCGGCTGCGCAGAATGGACTCACAATCAACTTCACGTCAGCGACAGCCAATGCGCACACCGTCACCGCGACGGGACTTCTGCAAGACGGCGTTACTGGAGGCGCGAAGGATGTCGCGGCATTTGAAGCGTTCGCCGGGGCATCGCTAACATTGATGGCCTACGAAGCGAAATGGCATGTGATTTCAAAAAACGCTTGCACGATCACGACGGATTGATGACTAACTAAATTTACAACTTCACACCGCAGACCCGGAAGCTGCGGTTCTACTTTCAACTTCGGTTGGAATTCGGGCCGTGCTTCTTCTGGGGGCGCGGCTCGAACTTTATGCACACACAACCACTTATCTCGCTCTGTGTCATTGTCGGCAACGTCGCTGAATACATTGAGCGATTCATCATTAGCTTCGCGCCGCTCGCTGACGAGATTATTCTAGTGCGCGCAATCGGCAGCGCGCAACCGGACGACACATTCGCGATAGCTGAAAGACTATGCAGCGAACTTGGCAAAAAGTTGACGCTCGCTGAATACATAAACTCCGCAGGGCATGAAGATTGGCCGCACCTTGATAGCTTCGCCGCTGCGCGTCAGATGTCTTTCGATCTCGCCGCCGGCGATTATTGTTTTTGGGCAGACACGGACGACGTGCTCACGCACGGCTCAGCCGAACTAATCCGCGAACATGCGGCACGCGGCGGGCATCCTGTATTTATCTTCCCCTACGAGATTTTCGGGCGAGGCGTCACCGTGCCGAGAGAGCGCATGATCCTGCGCGAAGCGCCCGGTTCATGGCTCTATCCTGTCCACGAATGCTATCGGTTCAGTGTCGAGGTGCAGGGCGTCAGTGACGAGCGCGTTGTCGTCCAACACATGCCTAAGCCAAGCAAGAGCGGGAGCACGGAGCGAAATCTGCGCATTCTTGAATCCATTCCTGACTCAGAGCTAAGTGCCGGATTGCTTTACCACTTGCATTGCGAACAATTGAGCGCCGGCAAGACGGTCGTTGCGATTGATTCAGCGAAACGCGCGTTGTCGCATCATGACATCGGGAAGCCAGAAGCATACGAGCTTTTCCTGAATCTCGCCCGGATGTCCGGGCATGATCCGGGAATCGCAAAACAGTATTTACTTCAAGCCTACGCAACCGATCCCGCGCGAAGAGAGGCATTAGGTATGCTGAGCACCACGGCGATTGACGCGGGAGACGGCACCGCCGCTCTCGCGCATGCGCGTCAAATGCTCGCAACAGAGAGACCGTCAGACTGGTCTTGGAACGACCGTTCAGCGGCTTACACGTGGCTCGGTAAGGAAATATATCAACAGGCGCTTCGCGCAGCGGGGCGGCAAGATGAGGCGGAAGTCGTGCGCATCGGGATTCTCAGTGAGGCGGACGTGCCGATCATCAGCCTTATTCACGCAACGCGGGGACGCGCGCAAAAGGCCAGCATGGCGCGTAAATTATGGATGGACCTTGCGGAACGTCCGGAGTGCATTGAACATATATTCGCATTCGACTCCGACGATGATGCGTCGCGTCCTCTTCGCCGATTCAATCACGTTGTGACTCCCGCCGGCGGCGGATGCGTTGCGGCGTGGAACGCAGGTGCGTCCCGAACGATTGGATCGATACTGATCCAACTTTCCGATGATTGGATGCCGCCCGCGAAGTGGGACACTTTGATCCGCGAGAGAACCGGCGACGTGCTGAAATCCAAAGTCCTCGCGGTGAGCGACGGGACGCGCGCGGATAATCTGCTCTGCATGGCCATCATCACACGTGCGCGCTATTTATCGCAGAGTGTTTTCCTTCCCGATTTCGTCGGGCCGGTGATGTTCGATCCGCGATTCACGGGAGTATATTCAGACAACTGGTTCACGCATTGCGCATACCGCGACGGCGTTGTAATCGACGCTCGCGACCTTGTGTTCGAGCATCAACATCCTGCGTTTCATGAATCAATCAAACCGGATGAAACCTACATTCGACAAAACGCGCCAGAGCGATACGCGGAAGGAAAGGTAGTTTACGAGCAACTACTCAGCGAGGAATCGCCCGACCATTTTGATTGGCGAAGCATTCCGGGCTGGTTCGACTTTGCGGAATTTTACTCGCAAATCTCCGCGCTGATCCCCGTCGGCGGAATAGTGATAGAAGTTGGATGCTGGATGGGGCAAAGCATTACCTACCTCGCACAATGTCTGCGCGCCCGAGGATGGAAAGGCGAGTTGGCTGCGGTGGACACATTCAAGGGCGAACCAAATCAACCGGCGCATGTTGAAATTGTCGCCGGCCACGGAGGCAGCATTAGGAGTGCGTTTGAAGAAAACGTAAGGCGAGCCGGATTCGCTGAAACAATCAAGGTAATCGAGAGCGATAGCGCGCAGGCTGCGTCACTATATGCCGACGATTCATGTGACTTCGTGTTCCTGGACGCTGCACACGATTATGAGAGCGTGAAGTCCGATATTCAAGCGTGGTGGGGGAAGGTGAAAAAAGACGGCATACTCGCCGGGCACGACTATCCTTATCACGAAGTAAATAGGGCCGTGCATGAATTTTTCGACGCGGAAAAGATTGATGTTGGAACAATTGGCCGTTGTTGGATTGTAAAAAAACCATGACTAAACCAATCTTATCGATCCTAACACCGTCCGTGCCGTCTCGCCGAGACAAGCTCGCCGCGCTTTGCGACAAGATTGAACACCAGATCAGTGATCTTCCGGTTGAGCATCTCGTGTTGCTCGATAACAAGCGCAGGAGCGTCGGGTTGAAGCGCGACGCGTTGCTGCGGGCAGCGCGCGGTAAATATGTCGCGTTCGTGGACGACGACGACGACATCGCCGAGGATTACGTTGCAGAGATTCTGCGTGCAGCATCCGAATCGCCGGACGTGATTACATTCAACCAAGACGCCTTTGTTAATGGAGAAAATTCAACGGTGGAATTCCGGCTTGGAAATCCAAATGAACCATTCACGCCCGGTGGAGCAACACTGCGCAACGCGTGGCACGTCTGCGCTTGGCGACGCTCTCTCGCAGTGTGCTCAAACTTCCCTGACAATTCCTACGGCGAAGATTGGGAATTCGCGGCTCGATTGTGCGCAATGCCGCGACTACGCGAGGTTCATATCCCGCGCGTCCTCCACATCTACCGGCACAGCGCCGATTCCACGGAAGCCCCGCCGCCTTTGACAATGCCGCAAAAGCAATGAAACCAGTCATAGCTATCATCCCTGAGTCAGGCGCGGAAGCTGTGAGCTCTGCGCTATCAATCGAGGGCAACACGGACATTAACCTCAAGGTAAAGCTACCGGCGACGACAGGGCAGAAGTGCGTGCATGCCAGCATCCAAGTCGCAATCGGCGGAATGTGGTATGGCATGCAAGGCGTGCCGGACATGAGGACTGGCGCGAAGGCGCAGGAAATCACAGTGTTAGCAGCGGCACCGATTCGCGCATCCGCGATTCGTTTGCAGGTCTTCAACCCGGTTGAGTCAGAAGTTGACGCAGGCGCCTCAGCCGAGATTTACTTAGCATGACAATCCTCGATGACTTCATTGGAGTTGGAATGGCAGCGATGCTAACCACGGACGGCGAGACTGTGACTATACGCGAGGTTGATTACACCGCCGTCGTCTCCCCGCTGGACACGGATACGGCATGGGGAGCACAGGGAGCCGGAGCGAAACCATTGAAGCGATGCACCGTTGATTTTCTTACGCCGGACACAGACTTCTCCCAGCCGCTGCGCATCGGCGAGCCAATCACGATTCGGGGAGTCGTGATGCGGATTGATACCATTCAAACGGGCAGCGGAACATATTCGCTGACCTGCACGCACAATGCCTAGTCCGACCATCACCGCAGCGACGCATCCTCTGGAGCGTAGGATCGAACTAGCCTTTGCTCAATACCTCACGATTGGCGGAATGGCGGAGGATTTTCCCGGTCTGATTATTCGCTCTTTTTCCGACCCCCGGGACCAAACGATGCCCGCCGTCGTTGTTAAGTGCCAGGGACTCCGGCAGGAATGGCCCGGCTCCGATGAGTTCCGCGGGACTCTCATATTCGGGCTCGTAGCCAGTCGCGACGTAAACAACGCCGCGGTGGACATTGACGATCTCTCTGCGCCTCACCGGATAGCTAACCAAGAGACATTCGACGCCATCGCCGCGCAGCTTGAGGACGTTCTGACTATTCAGCCGACGATTGCGCAAATACTGAACGCAGGCACTCGATCAACCACTGTTGGAGACCTGCACTTTTATGGCTTCACCGACATGAGTCCCGAAATCTCCACCATTGACGAAGAAGACGGTTGCAAGTGGCTTTACTCGCTCGCGCGTGAAATCCTAGTCGCGCGATGTAACTACACCTAATTTTGACAACCTTCAATTTACATGGCTGAATCCGTTCAAGGAACAACTGGTTACGTTTTTGGAATCGCTGAAACGAGTCCGACAAACGCGACTTTTCAAAACGTGCGAAAGGTCGCATCCGATGAGCTTGTGAATTTCATCCGCGATGAAAACGGGCGGAGAATCACGCGACGCAGCGACGATGAGACCGGCGCAATCACGGGTGTCTGCCGGATCAAATCAACGTTCACACGGCTCGTCATCAACGCGAAACTAACAATTTCGGGCGGCACATTCGCAGGCGATTACATGGTGATCTCCACGGACGAAGGTCACACGAACGGTGACTTCATCGAATACACATTCACCGCAGAGTCGAACGAATACATCACTCCGGCGTAATAGCCATGGCAGAGCCTAGGCACTACGAAGCATTGGCCGCTTCTCAATTATGTGCCGACGGCGCCTTCGAGGTTTGCGGATATAATCTCGCGCCGTTCTCGTTTCGGCACTGCATCCAGCTTGAGGCGCTGGAGAATCCGATATGGACGCGGGTGCGCTCATCGCAATTCGACGATCTCCACGCAGCGGCTGCGGTATGCTCAACGCGCGATTTCGTTCTTAGTCCTCAGCCGATTGAGTCACGGGCGTTCGATTACGAACGGGAGGCATCAACATGGGCTGAATATATTCGCGTGTGCTACGGAACGCGACCGCGCGTGCGCGTGCCAATCAACGACTGCGAGAGCGTTCAGGCCGGCGTGCCATTCGAGG